AACTAATCATTTCTTATACACAAACCTAAATTTACTATACAAATCCGAAACCGGGTTCCCTTTAAGATCTTCCCACAGTGTTAAAGTAAACCCCAAATTTTCCATTCGCGTGAATAACATATCTTTATGCGCTATAGGTTCGACTTTTGGTCCGTCGGCATAATACGGCGTATCGGCTAAATGGACGTATAACTTTTCCCCAAAGTTCCCCGAACTCGTATGTTTCATTAGAAAGTAGTTTCCTAACTCGTCTTTTACGGGTGTATTCATGATAATCTTATCGGAATTTGGTATGATCCCTATGAATTGACCACCGGGTTTAAGTCTATTTTTAATTGCTAATAAAGACGTCTCGAATAACTTGGGTGATTCGAATATATAGTGTAACGCAAAGTTATAACATACGACGTCGTATTTCCTTTGTGGACACGCGAATATATCACCTTCATAAAAATTAACGCGTATTTTCATGTTCTTTGCGCGCGACCTAGCCTCCTTAAGTGAGTCTGGGTTCGGTTCACACATGCTTATATTTGCACCGGCGTGTTTCCACTTTTGGAGATCACCGCCGAATCCACATCCTACATCCAAAATACTGTCGCCTTCGCGGGTAGCCGATTGGATGAGGAGACGCTTAGACTCGTTATGGTACTTACGTATCTCCTCCATTTATTTATATTCGTTTTTCTTTTTTAAATGGAGTTAATAAAGTTATTGTAATCATATCCCAATAATTCCTCAAATTCTTTAATTTTACTTTTAAATTATACTATCTTATGTTGAAATCATATGTAAAATATGTCTATTTTTTTATGGCTATTTTTTCTGTACCCACTTAGAGGGATTTAAACACTATATTTTCTATTATAATACAATGGGTGCATGAAAGTCATGTTTTTTTAAAAAAGAGTGGTCCTTATGAGAACCGAGTTCGAAAAATTTTCAAAAAGGCATTTAAATCGCTCTAAGTGGGTACAGAAAAATTAGCCCTAGAAAATTTACGTCTTTTATGTTTGATACTGTGATAAAAACTAATAAAAAATTAAAAACTATAATACACGATTTAAAATATACATTGTATAAATACGAAACCTAAGTAAAAAGGAGCTTAAAAAAAAGGTACTAAATAAATATATAAAACAATGTCAACACTTGAACAAGATTACACGACCGTACCCGGTCAATTATATGCATGCCTTTCTGTTGTAGGACCTGAAGCGCCACAAAAGAACGATAAGTTTGGAATTAAGATCCGGGGTGCATTTAATTCTAAGGATGAAGCTGCGTCTCACGCGAAACGTCTTCAAAAAGAGGATGCAACTTTTGATATTTATGTAGTCGATATGTATAAATGGTTGTTAATTCCACCTGACCCGGTTCAAATTGAAGACGCGCATTATGCGGATGAGAAGTTAGAAGAGTTGATGTTGGGGTACAGAGAAAATCAAGCTCAAGCCGCACAAATGTTTGCCGAACGTAAGAAGGATATGATGGCTGTTAAGGCACCAGGATCTGACGTATACCATAAAGGAGGTGATGAAAATTCAAGGTTTTACACGAAACCTGACGAGGCTCCCATCAGTCACCCCGGTGAAGTTTTGGAACGTCTTCAAAAGGAAAACCCTGATGCTGACATGGAAGATCTTGTGAAGGAGGCGGATGCAATCGTTGAGAAGGAAAAGGAAGCTGTGCGTGAAAAGAGAGAATTGGATATCAAGAACGCGTTGGAAAAAGAAGCAACTCAAAGAGGGTTCGGATCGGTAGAAGCTATGAAAAAGTTTGACGATGAAAAATCACGAGCTGATGTTGCAGCGGTCGAAGAAGCTAATAAATCTCAAATCGAGAATTCGGAAGATGCACAGATTAAGGAAAGTGATGATACTGGTGAAGAAGAGGAAGTAACATCAAAAAATAAGGAAAATGAAGACCCAGAAGAAGCGTAAATTAAAATTGTTATTTAAAAGTAAGTATGTTGAGTATTATATTAAACATAATCACCATTCTTATCGTATCGATATCTATTGTTTTATTTTTTAGAGTATACAAAGATCAAAAAAGTAAAACGGGTGGTGGAGGTGGTAATAGTGAAGAAATTACACCATCACAAGTTGCTAAAGACATGTCTAAAGACCCACTTATCGTAAGTAGATCATATTTTACTGAACCAGTAACAGGTAAAATAGGTACATTTACTGGTCAACAAACACCTTCTCAGTACAATTGGATAGGTGGTAAATCGTTTATCCCGGTCTGAGTATTACAGGCTGCATAGTTTTACCCATGAAAAACCCTAATAGAAATGCTACAAAAATTATAACATACCCCGTCTTATCTATATTTTCGAATATATCATTCTTTACCACCTGTTGAGGTGGTGGGGTATAATAAACAGGTTGTTGTGGGGGTGGTTGATAATATTCTTCATCAACATCCGGTTCATCCGGTTCATCGAAATTATTACTACTTTTATTTATGAATTCTTCTGGATTATACTCAATCGGTGTACCAACTTCAGCTTCCATATATAAAAAAAGTATCTATTTTTTTAAGCTCTTTATTACTCACTTATTTCTTCTTCTTCTTCTTCTTCTTCGGAGTAATCTTCATCTTCATCAGTATCATCGACAACAAACCCTTTTAAATTTCCATTATCATCAGCATCTTCATCACTTTCATCGTTTTCAATATCATCATCACTAAGAAAATCTTCATCATCAGAATTTAACAAATCTTCGTCCGTATCGTATTCATCTTGTTTATAATCATCTTCTACATCTTCAAACAATTCCAGTCGCACTGGTGCTTTTGAAACTCTCCCTGAACGTGTTTTTACAGTTAAGACCATTATATAATTAATATATATACATTTCCTTTAAGTATTTTACTCACTTTCTGACTGTAAATTCGTATATAACTCGTTAAAATTTGTTTTCAAATCACTAATAATAGTGTCTATATCTTCTAAAAGGTTCGTATCTCCTGAAACCGAGCTAAGTGCAATTTCATCTAGATTTGTAAGTGATCTATTCATGAGTTTTTTAGATAGAATTATGTTTGTTTTATATTCTAGAGCCATTTTGATATTTTCTATAAATTCATTGTGTATAGATGGGTTTAGTCCTGAATATTTATAAGATTTTCGTATAAGTTTATTAATTTCTACTACGTTATTTTGTTTCGTGGTTATTAGAGAAGATGCGAAGTATATTACAACTACTAAAACAATAACAGATATCATTGTGTTCTATAATTTAGTTACTATTTTTTCCGGGAGAAAATGTTCGCGGTTTGTACATTTACACACCTGTTTTATTTTCTTGTTCGTGACGTTAAAAATAACATTAGATGTGTTACAATTTGTACACGTATAAGTAGTGTGAATAGAATACTCGTTAAACTTATTTTTCTTAGTCTTTGGTTTATTTAGTTCTATCCTGGATACATGTACATCTCCAGTTTCCATCATATATTTGTTAATGAAACTAGAGAATATCCTCGTTGTGTCTGAATTATAATCACCCGTTTCTATTTTTTCAACCTTTTTACCAAAAAAATCCTGTTTAGACGGTTTTACATGCTTTTTAACAATCCCATCCTTGTATAATTGGTCTGTAATTTTAGACGGTAATTTATGTCTTTTACCCGTAAAATTTTTACAAAATCCAAAATGTCTCATTATTTCAGTAGTAGAAAAACACTTTTGTGTAATTGTTTCTCCTAGTATATGAAACCATACATGATTAGAGTTATGGTTACATTTTTTATTTTCACAATAAAAAGAATTTGTTGAAACCAAAAAGTTACCATTAGATTCAAACATTTTGGTAATACGCGCAGTTGTCTGCCCTTCGAGATGTTTATTGACAAAGTTTTGTAAAAGACATATAACTTCTTGATCTTTGAATTCGTTTTTTATTTCCGCGTGCGTAAAAGATGATTCTTTACCTTGAAAATTTGTTTTACCCTCTATAATATTCGGCTCTTTACTTTGGCTACGTATAGTTGACATGTATAAAAGTTTAATATCTGGGTGTGGTAATATAGGTTCAAGTAAAGTGAAAGGTCCTTTTATACCACCTTTATAAACGAAACATGGTAAATATTCACCCTGACTAACTTTACCCGTGTGATTACACCCTTTACAACCTTTACCATAACATTCTTCATGTTTAGCACGTTTATGTGAAAAGGGCATTCGAAAACCACTTCCTTGTGTTTTTCTATCGGAACTACCGTAGACAGCTGAATCAACAACATCTTCCCAATTGACCGAACCGTAAACCAATTTTAGAGTATCTATAATATGTTCTCTTATAGCTATTGCTGAAGATCTATTTACCGTAAAACCTTCCCAGTTTATATGCACACCTGTTTTTATTAATTTACCCGAAACCTGTTTTGGTTCTGCTATAGATATTAAGGCGTTACCTGCACCTTCGAACTTATTAACTTTATCACAAATAATTTTACATATACTTTCTATTTGGGTGACGGTTAATTCGGTTTCATCTTTATAATCGAGATCTACGAAAAAATTATAATTTTCTGTTTTCTGCTCAACGACAAAAATTTTCTCTCGGAGAGTATAAGCTTCTACACACTTTTCATAAAAGTCGTTCAATCTATCAAATGGCACTGATAGGACACCACCGTCCATAAGCACATGTGATACATTGGAGTTGTTTGAGAACCCTTGTTCTTTACACCATTGTTTAAACATGACGTATACTTACCAATTACTAGTTTTTATTTTTTATATTCATTCATCACTATCATAGTGATGCCTCCATATCGTTTTTCTAAACGATATTTCTGGGTACTGTTCCTGTTCAGATAAAGATTTTTTAAGTACTAAAAGTTCATAAACTTTATCGTTAGCGTGGACCTCAATATACCTTTCCGCCTTAGTTTCTGTATACCCGTGTCGTTCAATTAACAAATCCTTTATTTGCGATAATATATAAGACTTGGACTTCATTATTTAATAGAGAAGGTTTTTCTATTGACTGAAGTCACACACGCATAAAATTCTGGGTTTTGGAGTACGTTTTTAACGATCCTATCCCATTGTTTTTTCGTGTTAAATTCGGATAACGTTTCAAAATTCATATAATCGTTCTCGTCAAATGTCCTTTTAATGGGTAATTTTTGTATTTTTTTTAAATTTGTTTTTTGTTTTTCATCGTTAAATTTTTTAACGAGATCTACCTGTTCCTGTTGTGTATAATTTACGAAAAATATGAACACGTTATATTCTAAGTCTACACCCGGACTTTCTTTTACCACAAACTTGAATTCGGTATATTCACCTTTCTTGAGATTTACAACTCCTCTGGTCTCTTCTTCCAATTCTCGTAGGGCACATCTTATCGGGTTGGGTATTTCTTTTCTTCTACACCCTCCGGTAACGAAAATCCAATCTTTGAATCGTCGGTCTCGGACAGTGAGGAACTTTGGTTTAGAACCAGTAAACGTTACGGGTACTGCAATTGCCTTGTATTTCTTCATTGCGCATTTGCAAGTTATAATTGAGCGAGATGATTATTCTGAAGAATCTTCTTCACTTTCTTGATTTTCTTCAGATTCATCCTCCACTTGGGTTTCGTTTTCTGTCTTAAAAGTGACATTTTTTGGTGTAACAGGTTCATTTAACGAACTTGTTTGTGGAATTTGTATTGGCCTGACTCTTGATAAAAATGAAGCCATTTTTCCATTCATACCCTTGACACCTTCCATTTCTTCTTTTGTAGTTTTGAGTTCTCTATACATGTAAACTGAAGCAGCTATACACATAATAATAGCGACTATAATAGCAGTATCTCGATCAAATGTAAACATAATGTATTAAATTATATAATCAAGTTTTTAAGTTCGTATAATCGCGCCCATGTGTACACCGTTTTCCTTTGGACAGTCGTATCCCATTTGAGCAAATTGAATCTCCTGGTAATGTCCCTCTTTACACTCCGCGTTTTTTTCGGGTTCTTGTTGTTTAGAGTCGACGAGATGATTCAAAGTTCCGGATTTAGGATCATATGTAATGATAAAAATGAAAGCTGTAAGAAAAACTAATTGCCAGAACATTTATAATATATGGCTATAAAAAATAATTTAGTTCGAGTACATCAAACCACCCATACCATTTTCGATACGAAGGACGTTGTAGTTGACGGCGTAGATATCATCGTCCGAGTTGGCTGTGTCATTAACAAGTCTCGCGGAATCGAGTCTACTGAAGTTGAGCGAACCGGTTGGTTGAACCTTGGACGTATCGATACAGAATGGGTACAAGAAAAACTTGTCGTTTTCACCTGTAGCTGAAAGAGTACTTGTATATGTTTGATCTTGCAAGTCGTCCAGTAAATTAGATTCGGGTCCAGGAGATGTGGTTAAAATAGATGTAATTGGTTTGGAACCAACTGTGTGGTAATACGAAGTGACCGCGGTGTAGTGTGGATCAACGTATTTGAAATCAGTAACATCGGTACCATTGATTTGGAGTTTCATTTTATTTGCGTCGGCTGCAATAGAAAGAGCACTACTATCTGCAGCTACCAAACACTTAATTGGGTGGTTAAAGTTTAATTCTTGAATTTTGGAAGCGGATGCGATAGCTTTTTGTGTTTGTGTAATAAGCATGTTTTGTGGTGTGGAAGACAAAGCGGTACGCTCGTCCGTGTCGAGGTGAACGAACTGCGCGTAGACTTCAAATTTGGCACTTTGGAGATTACTTCCCCACGTGATTCTCAATTCCACATCGTGATATTGAAGAGCGATCAATGGGATGGCGGTTTGAGCGTTTTCACAAAACGAAAACCTGAGTGGGTAAAACTTACTTTCAGCTACTTCCCCAAATCCAGAAGTAGATTTAGTTAAGTTTTGTGCTAATATAGATGGCGCAATGTATTGAGAGAATGTAGATGTTTGTTCGTCAATGACTTGTCCACCAATGAGAAGTTCAACTTTGGAAATCGCGTTGACCCAATCGGCTGGTGAAAATGTAACTGCTTTAGTACCATCATTTGGGGCGATATACACGTACCCGACCATATCCCCTTTACGCTCGAACCTAACAGTGGACATACCATTAGACGATGGGTTGCCCTGGACAACTTGTCTTTCGACAGTTTGGGCAAAGTTTGTGTGACGTTTGTAATTAGATCTAAAAAAAGAAACTTCGGGTTGACCGACGAGGTGTGCATCTTGGGCACCGATTGCAACGAGTTGGGCAATACCACCAGACATATTTATTATATTATACTAAGGTTTTTTATTTTTAAGCCCATGTATAATATAATATGAAAGATTCTAAAAAACGAATTACGCTGCTGTAAATGAGATTGCATTCATGTATATTTTTTCCGCACCTGATGCACCTATTTTTGATACGGTCAAAAGACCATGACTGTTCTGGTCTATAGAAACATCCGCCGTAAATGCTATAAAATCGATACCGGCTGTGATAGTTTTCAAAACTTTTCGCGCTCCACCGGATGCTAGTAAAGGTACTACAACCTGACCCCCGCTTGGTAAATTTGATATAGAAAGTATCGCAACATCTGCATCTATTGAAACTAACGGAGCTGTACCGTAACTTTTATTTTTACAGTCTATCGCGAGTGTCCCTGACCCTGTCGTCCAAGTAGTTGATATTTGTGTGTTTGTGAGTATAAGATTTTGTGATGTAATATTTGAATTACAAAAAACATTACCGGCTGTGGTTACGTTTGATCCAATACTAATACTCTTGGTCGTAACAAACGCATTATCTGTCGCGTACCCTGATGCTGGTCCCGTAAACTGAAGAACATTCGAAGTAATATTGGCACCTACAGCTGCACTCGAAACATCATCTAAACCAAACGGTGATGCGGCGACGTTTAATCCACCTATTGTAATATTAGTAGCTGATACGTTACCGGTAACCGTGAGTACGTTAGACCCATACGTGTTTATGGTAAGGTTTGCTGTACCGGTAGGTCCTGCCCAAGCAGATGGACCAACACTGACGTTCGCATGTATACCTGTACCTTCCTCATGTGTAAATTCCATTGTCGAACCACCTTGTCCTCCCGAATCGTATATTTCACCTGTTGTTGTATCTATCGATAAAACATTTTTTGTAGATGTAGAACCACCTTGTACTTCTGGTGAGAGTATTATTGAATTAGTTACTTTCAAGTTACTCGTTCCCAATCCTCCTCCTCCTTGGAGTAGAATATCATCCGCGAATTTAAGTTTTTTCGTAGCCGCGATTGTAATATCACCCGCGGATGTTAAACCCGTTGTCGCGTTATTAAACGCGACTGTGTGTGTCGTCGTTGCCCCTCCATCTGTAATCGTTTGTAAATCCGAAGAAACGTCTGCCCATTCAACTGCTGAAGCTGTACTTTTAAGAAACTTACCATTATCTACCCCTAATTTTGCTAATGTCGTTGGACCCGTGGCGTAGAGTAAATCACCCGCCGTGTACGATGCGATGTTTGTACCCCCATGATCAACATCGAGAACACCTGTAGTTATGTTTTCCGCATCGAGATCTGTAATAGCCGAACCATTACCCTTGAGTGTTGTCGCTTCTACCGTACCCGTCGTCGTGACGTTACCGGATAAAACGTTACCCCAAATATTTGCGGTAATGTACGGGTGGTTAGATATACCACTCGCCAACGTTGGTATTATATCTGTATCAGCTGGGTTACTGTGTGTGTATGCGATCGTATATTCCTTATGACCACCTCTAAAACCATGAACAACATTTGAAGTACCCATGGTCATGATCATACCCAAATCGATTGTATCCGTCGAGTTATTGTTACCGACTTCAATTATTGGGTCAGTAACTGTATAGTTTGTTGTGTTAAAATGATCTACTGCTCCTTGTGTTGCGAATGCACCTGTAATTAAAACATCGGCACCAATTGTCATTTTGTTATTAGAACCATCGAATTGAAGATTCGTGTCTGAACTTAATATCCCGGATGCGTTTGTAAACGGAATCCTGTTATTATTTAACCCAGATGTTGTGATTGTACCGGTTAACGATGGATTAGCGAGTGAAGCGCCCGTTATTGTCGATGTCCATTCAGGTAAAGTTGCACCTGAATTCATTTGTAAAACCTTATTAGCTGTCCCTTTATCAAGTCCCGCTATTGTATCATCAGCACTTGCATAGAGTATATCACCGGCAGTGACTGAATTTAAATTTGTACCACCCTTGGTTACGGGTACGATGGGTAAAACAGATGTTGATAACGTACTACTTGAAAATTGTACTACATTAGCCGCGTTAATATCATGAATATCCGAACCACTCCCTTCGAACGTGGCGGCCTTTATTTTACCGGCGGTTGTGATTGTTGTACCAGAATCTGTTAAACTCATAGACCCATCTGAAACCGCGGTTGTATCACCGAGAACGGCATCAAGAGTTAGTGGAACTTCTGCCCATTCGGGTTCATGATCAGAATTAAGTCTAAGAAATTTACCGTCATCGGTCACACCGCTACCGGGATTTAGTTTTCCAAGTGAAGAAGTTCCTCCGTCAAGTTTACCATAAAGTATTGTACCGTCTACGTATTCTGTCTGACCCGTACCACCACTGGGTACAGCAATTGCTCCACTTGCAAATTGATTTGTTGGAATACCCGTTAACCCCGTACCCGGACCATCAAATTGTGTACTCGCGGTTATAGTACTACCCGCTATTGTATTCGAACCCGCAATTGTACCGTATATTGCACTATCGGTATTGTTTCTCACAAATATATTACCTCCAACATCGACGTTACTGGATGTATAAATACTCGTAAGTGGGTTCGTAAACTGAACAGTGTTTGAGGTTACGTTACCTTGGTTTACTATATTTTCAACCGTAAGGTTTGAGAGGTAATACGAATCACCCCGATAGTTTTGTGCATTTACGTTACCGACGGTATCTAATGCGTATATTGAGTCTGTTGGTACATTTAATTGAACTTGACCTTCATTACCAATACTTATAGCATGCGCGGGTGCGGTGTTCGCTACACCTATTGCCGACGAAGTGAGAGTACTTGTATGTATTGTACCCGAAACCTGAATTTTATTAGTTACATTTTCATCTATATTAACAGAAGACCCCGTTGTAAATTTAGTAGCTCGAGCTGTACCTTCAACACGAAGCGCGTTGGTATCACCCGTTGGTCCACACATGAAAACTTTATCCTTTACCGATAAGGCATGTATTGGTGCACTATTTGCGACACCAATATTAGAGCTTGTTACGAAAGATGTTATAGCATTACTAAACTGAACTGTATTTGAAGTTACATTACCTCTATCCGTCGAAGATTGTAAAGTGACACCACCTAAAAGGGTTGTAGGAACACTCGAATCAACAATTTCCTTTGTAGTCGACGAGTAACCTACAAGGTTAGAACCTGCTAATTCAGCAACGCGGAGCGGTGCCATATAAATCGAATTCGAATTCGTGACATCAATTGCAGTATCTGACGCATTAAAAACAACTGTGTTTTCAGCCTGATTTTCAGAAACGTGTTTACCAAACCGGATTTTGGTAGACCGTTCGATGGTAGGTATGTTTTTAACCATATTAATATAAGTATGTATTTTAATTTGCATAGATGAGACCGGCTAAACCATTTTCAATTCTGAGAATGTTATAGTTAACTGCATATATAGGATCGGATATATTTCGGGTTTGACTATGTATCTTTGCTGAATCTAAACGACTAAAATTAAGTGTTCCTGTAGGCTGGAGAGAACTTGTTGATAAACAAAAAGAACATAAAAAGAAATCGGGTGACGTTACGAATTGTGTGTGGTAATAGTTTTGTACCTCCATAAAGTGTGGTTTTCCCCATCTAAAATTACCGATATCGAGACCATTAATTTCAATTTTAACCTTATTATCGGCGGATGTCAATGCACCGTTAACTGATGTATCCGAACACGCGAGGTATTTGACTGGGTGATTAAACGTAAGTTCTTGTGTAAGTTCCTGGGACGGTATACTTTTTTGAACTTGTGTGATGAGAATATCATGGTTTCGAGAAACAATATTCCCACGTTCCTCGTTATCGAGGTAATAGTAATTCGAATAACACTCGAAGTTATACGCCCCTGCTTGTGATCCCCAGTGAATACGCAATTCAACTTCATGATATTGTAAAGCAACTATTGGTAAAGCACACTGTGGACCTTCACAAAAGAAAAACCTTAAAGGGTAAAAGTATGAACGTGCACTCACACCCGGATGTGTTCCATTAGAACTCTTTGAAACGTTTGTTGCGAATGTATCTATGGCTATTTTTTCTGTAAAGACTGCATCTTGTGTATCCACGACTTGACCACCGATAAGTAATTCGACCTTATCTATGAGTTCACTCCAATCTTGGTAATCGAGTGCTTTTGTATTATCGTCTATAGTAAAATATGTGTATCCTAACAAATCACCTGAACGTGGGAATTTTATGGATGACATTGAATTGTTTTTCACAGCTCCCTGTATCGTTTGCTTTTCGACGGATTGTGAAAAATTAGAGTGTCGCTTAAACGTTGAGTTAAAGAATGATATTTCCGGTTTACCCATTATATGTTCGTCTTGAGCACCAATGGCAATGAGTTGAACAATACCGGAAGACATTTATATTAATAAGAGGTTAAAATTATAGGTACGTAACGCCCTGAAATAATTAATAAGGCATGTTCCTTTTTTTGCAAACGAATTTAAAAACGAAAATGGCATCTCCACACACAAGCGTATCACCCGCTTGGTCGTCTAAGTTAAAAGTTACTCTATCGAGTTTTCTGATTGGGTTATAATATTGTTGAATAATTGGATACTCGTTTCTAAAGAACACAGCTGTTTGATTGGAGGCGGAACCATGTTTTTCATGTTGACACAAGATCGTTCCAAAAATACCGTTAAGGTGGTTATCGGCATCATCGAGATCTTTTTTCCCGCGTTGCGTGAAATGATTTTTAAGTTCCTCTATACCGATGTGTACACACCTCGTGGCATTATCGGTTATGTTAATACTCGCGGTGAGTAATTGTACCTGAACAATATTTTCGAGTGGTGTTGGTAAAAAAAGTGTAAAATCTGTATCACTCGTTGGATCCAGATTATCAAGTATAACAGTGTGATGTTCGTATTCGAAATCGGGTAAATTGGACTGACTGGTCACTAACGCCATTTATATATACTGGAGATTTTACTTCATCTTATAACTCGATTGTGCGACAACCAATTTTTGGCCACCACAAACACCGCCTCGACTGTCGGAGTAATATTCACCGAGACACTCTTCCTTGGACTCGAGATTGAAGAGCGATTCTTCATTGGTCGTTTCGATATCGACTGGGCTGTAGTAGCTGGTTCTCAAGAATTGAAGAACACATATTATGGCGAATACAATCGCGATAGATTTTAGGGTACTTTTGTTTGTAGCGTTAAGTTTCATTTGTATTGAACATACATTTTTTTTATAAAGTGCGTTAAAGAAATTAGAATAGTTTCAATATAAAGATTAATGGACGGTGAGATTATACTTAATCGTTCTAGTACACATGTTATGAAATTGGATGATAATGAACAGGCACTAATGAACGAGATTGAGATTGATATACCAAGACCTCAGCCTGTGAAAAAACAAATGCCTAGACCTATGAAAACACAATTTACACCACCACAAACACAAACTTTTCAGGAAGACATAGATTCTTTTGCTAACCCCAACAAACAAAATCACCAATCTGCTCCTCCACCAGAGGAACCCCTCGATTACGGGGAATACGAGGATGATGAACCAGGTAACGGGTATGATTACGGCGGCGGTGGTGGTATGGGAGGTATTTACACAGAAGAGGAAAAACCATCACCAGGGTACAAAACAATAGATGAAGAAAAAGCAGACCTTGTAAATAAGATCGGTCGTTTAGAAAAGAAAGGGTTTACGGTCAACAAACGTTTGAACGCATATTCACCTATAGATGAACTTAGAACAGAGGTGAAACGAATAACGTATAGCATAGACGTCGATAAATCCGTCAAATTCTCGAGACGTATGCTTATTGCATGTACTACAGGACTCGAGTTTATGAACAAGAAGTATAATCCATTCGAGATCCAACTCGACGGTTGGTCGGAAAACGTAATGGAAAATGTTGAGGATTACGATGAAGTTTTTGAAGAGTTGTACGTTAAGTATAGATCTAAAATGGCCGTCGCTCCAGAAATCAAACTCATAATGATGCTCGGCGGTTCGGCGATGATGTTCCACTTAACAAATAGCATGTTTAAATCAGTCATGCCCAATATGAACGACGTGATTAAACAAAACCCTGAACTCGTACAAAACATGATGTCCGCGGTTCAGAACACAGTTCCTAAATCACAACAACAGACGGGTGATACAACGGATGCAAACGGACGACGCGAAATGCAAGGCCCAGGCCTAGACATTTCGAGTCTCATGGGTAATATCATGATGCCACCAACACCACCAATGAGTACGACCAGCATACCAGCAAACATTAACGCACCCGGTGACGATGATATGGACGATGATATTTCGGATATTGCCGAGGCCGATATAGAAAATTCTAAGAATGAAAAGGACGATGGGGATAATGAAGTTCGTGAAGTTAAGGTTACCCAGACCAAATCAAAAAGAGGCGGTGGAAAAAAGAAAAAGTCGGTTGAAATTAATTTATAAATGATAGTATAAATGATAGGGTATTGTCCTTTAGACGAAGATCCTATTGAAAGACCCCAACGTCAGGAGGTGGTCGTCAAACCCCAAGCGGTGAAACGTAAAAGACGTAACATTTTGGGCGATGACGATACCGAATGTAATTACGTTGTAATGTTTTTTATTGCGGGCGTTATTGCTCTAGCGGTTATGGATTCACTCCCATCTAAAAAGTGAATAGTAAACCATCTACCATCCTGTTTGTTCCAGCATGGTAAATGTGAATTTATTTATTTAGTTCTAATTCGTTATCCGCAATGGTACGTACACCCTACAAACGCCGCTATATGAACTGCGTTTTCCTGTGTCGTTTCTATACCATCCGCGTCTAAATACCGTATATTATATGCCAACTCTGTTTCTGACGTATCTTCCCATTGAAATACACCGTTACTATCGAGATCGTTAACCATTTCGGTTCTAACATCTTCTGTATAAAGTGCCTTTGTTTCATCGTCGAGCGTATTATAAAACGTTTCATTACACGTATCATTATCAGTGGAACGCACGTAATACGTGTTCGTAGCACTAACTTTCTTTATTTGTTTTACGGGTACTTGTCCCGGGTTAAAGTTACAATCCATTGTTATTTTTGCGACCGTATAGTTTGCAAGAAACTCAGACGTTTGTTTCATACCGTACCCACTCACGTTAGACGTTGTTATATAATCACCCGCCTCTAAATTACCGTTCGTGTTTACTACCCATACACCACCTTCACCTATTGAGTTAATGTATACTCTATTATCGCCACTTTCCTTATGAAATACACCCACTATACGTCCGGTTCTTTGTTCCCGACCCGATTCGTTTGAATCTTCACCGGATGATATAACGCCAAAACACGCCTTATCTTGTACCTTTGTTGATATTTTAACAACGGGTATAGCTTCGTTTACGTGTATATTTTTTGCCCCTTTCAGAGGTGTTCCTCCATTAATTGTCATGTAATCGTTTTGGTTCGATGAAACGATCAAACCTACACAGTTAGAAACATTTGTAGGTGTTACGTCTACTATGGAACTCATGTGTTGACCCGTAAACGTGTCTATTGCATTACTACCAGCACCAGCTGTATCGTTTTCAAACCGAAATATTTGTTTAATGGGGTTACCTGACTGACTTGTATTAGAATACCAATACATGTTATGATTAGGACCAGAATCGTTATCTACGACCGCGTACCAATGACCAGTACCCCTAACATAATGTATATACGACGTACGGGTTTTACCATCGAGAGTGATAGTTTGTCCACTCGACGAGGCTATATGGAGACAAGAATCCGGGGTAGAATGGTTTATACCTATTTTACCTCCATTACCATTAATAACGAGTTTCTCAGCATTAGTATCAGATTCAATGAATCTTATCCAGTGATCGGAATAAAATCGTAGATCATTACCCGTGGAGCTACTTGTTATTTTAGATACAGAACCGGACGTTTTATTGAAATATATATCCCCCCCATCGAAGAAAGCATCACCAATAACGTGAAGAGGTGACGTTGGGGAACCTGTCCCAATACCAATATTATCATATATTCGAACATTTCTATTTGAACTACTCGTTCCTGCACCTACAATATCGAGTGCGCCGTTAGAACCCGAAGTAAACGTACTGTACCCAATTTTACCCGCGTTTGTTTCTTTTCCGGATACACCCGTCCCCCATTCAAACGTATTTGTTCCGGATAACGATGATCCACCACCACCACCACTTACCGTTGTCCAAGAAACGGTACCTCCACCAGTACTCGTAAGAACTTGTCCGTTTGTACCCGCACTCCCGTTCGCTAGAATAGCCTTTTTAAAATCCGTTCCCGATGAACTAAATTCCATGTGCGTATCTGTACCTAACGAATCCTTACTATTCGCTATTTTTAGTATATCGGAATCACTGTTATCTATACCCATAGACCAACCGCCTCCGGTTTCATTCGTATTCCACGAGACAAACGGGTCACCCGAATTTGCGTTGGCGACTTCAATTGCCATTATGGCATGGTTTGTACTTGAAAAACCTTCTTGTTTAAGAAGTATACCGTTATTCGTTGGTGAGGTATTACTCGTAAACTTAGACGCTAATACCTGTAAAGGCGCACCCGCGGATGAAGATGATCCGAGACAGATAAGGTTAGAGTTATTTTGTCGGAGAGTTCCCGTAAAGTTTATATCCCCCGTAACGTCTAACGGGTGGTCTGGACTATGAGTACCACCTATACTTAATCTATTTTCAATAAATGCGTCCCCACCAACCGCCAATTTTTGTTGGGGTGGTCCCCAATTATACATTTCAGTAACAGAAGCAAACTGTCCTATATAATTATCTTGTACAGCATGAAACTGTTGATCGTAATGCGAATTGTAATGTGCCACCATTCCAATGTATATGTTAGTCGCACTATCACCTAAAGGTGAACCAATATAATGGTTCGAATTATAATAAGACGCATTCGCTAAATTCGTACCTGATATACTACTTAAAACCCCATTAATCCATAATTTTGTATTACTTGTTGTGATTTGTTGTGGTTTAAAAGAGTAATATACATGGTACCATTTATCTTTTGTTAAACTATAAGCTGTACTTGGTTGAATTTTACCAGTTCCAAAATTTAAACGTATATTATCATTTGTTACCTGTAATCTAAACCCTGTATGATTAGTCGCGTGAGGATTACCGTAACTTACTAGTGTTACACCGTTACCATTATTATTATACTCAGAGTGTTCGTTTATAAGTTTAAACCAAAGTGAACCAGATATACCGTTACCTGTTATACTTTTTACTACGGTACCATCACTATTATGTACACGAACACCTGTACCTGATAATGTAATAGCACCTTCACTCTCGTGGTGCGTTATGGTACTATTACCTACACCCTTACTATCTAAACGTCCTTGTTTATACGATGCCGAAGAATTAAATTCATTAAACGTATTCGAGTATAAATCGTTACCATTTTTAGTATGTGCAGACCTCGTATCGTATAAAATTTGCCATGGCCATTTACGACCTAAAAAACTCTGTCCATGTAAGTACCCCGCATTAACACGTCGTCTTCCAAATATATCACCTTCCACATCTAATAACGCCTTTGTTTCACATTGTGTGTTTTCAACACTGGTTTCAAACTCAGCATTTAATTTAAAATTTCCAGCTATATTCATTGTTAATGCGGGATGGTGATCATATTCACCGTCTGCACTTGTGTTAAACTGATTACTATTATTCTGATTAACATACGTGTCTATACGAAACTCGTTTGATTTGAAACGAATCATATCGGGGGCATCTGCACTCGTCTTTTTAGAAATAAGGAGTTCTGAATACCCCTGCTGATTAGCATCGTTACCATCTTGATTAAAATGGTAAATTCTATTTTCAAGAGTTGTGTTTTCGTACGTGTTATCAAAGAAAGTACCACCAAACTTTATTTGTTTCTTAAACGTATTTTGTGTTGAACCGTCGTTCGGACCGACGAGAAAGGTATCAGCTGCACAGTACCCACCAACGAGTGAATTACCATCAAATCCACCTGTTAATTTATAAAAATAAAAAGTTATTAGACCGGTACTACCATAATCCCAAGCGGAAGCGGCTACAACATCACCTTTTGATATTGCAACTGTACCATAAGCATGGTCTACACTACTACCTAAATTTGTTTGTACTTCTGGTACTACTTCATAAAACCCATTACCATTCCAATCGAAAACCATAATACCACCATTTCCTGCATTCCCTCCAGAACTATATACTGATGGCTGTATCATAAGCAATGCTACTATACGTTGACCCGTATAATCAACCGCAATATTCATACCTATTCTATTACCAGGTCTATTACCTACAACGCGTCCTTTACCTAATACCCAATCTGAATCAGTCGTACCATAATTCCACGCATCCAAACGACCAAAATTAGGGGATTGTTGTTTACCTGGGAAACTATACCTTGGTGAACCACCAATAAGACGGGTACCGTCGAGTGATAGTTTACACGTTGTTCCTAAAGCTGTAAAATCCCATATTACTGAATTACTCGAATTATCACCAGATAGTCCACTAGTCCAAGACATTTCAGTTTGTCCCCGAACAGGTTTACCGTATAAACTTGTATTTGATGCCCAACTTTTGTTTGTGTTACTCGTATTATAACACACGATACACCCTAATTGTGCCGTATTTTCAAAATAATCACTACCACCACCGGTACGGTCTATAGAATCACTACCGGAGTACCCATCAAGGTTTATAGAATTTAATAGACCTATGGGTGTTCCAGGTACACCTATAGCAATGTATTCGGCGTACCCGGATATATCGACATAAAATCCGAATTGGGGACTCGCGTTATTCACTTGGTAGAAGGCCTGACCAGAAGTTGCCGAAGACTCTTTTAATTGAATTTCTGGTTCACTAATGGATACACTGCTACCCGCATTACTAACATCAGTGTGTGCACTTGAATCAGTTTTTTCGAACGTTTTCGACCACGTCGATCCATTAAATTCGTATATGTATACTTTACCACGTTTTTGTCCGTCGCTATCTGACTGTGTAAAATCACCTGGTGCGCCTATAATTATATGGTTACCTAGATCCTTCGCAATAGAAACCGACCAACCAAATCGTCTACCGGTAGTACTACTATCTGGACACGATATTGTATATACTGTCGGTGAAGTTACAACACCACTCGCGTTATGTGTCCATTTTTGCGAACCGGACCCACCTGGACTATGATAAACGTAAACTTTATTTTCGTCCGGTGAACCAACAACAAAACGATCACCGTCCCACGTACACGCAATTTGGTGTCCAAAATTACCGGATTTTGTTTGTGTATATTTTGACGACCACGCACTTCCTGACCAATAATATACATTAAAATTTGAACTCGTATTCGAACTCGCAAAATAATAAGAATTATCGAACGATAAATCAGATGACGTAGCTTTATAGGATATTGTTGCTAGTGTCGGGTCACCTGACGATAAAAGCGATGCCATTTAGTATTTGTAAATATTTAATAATTGTATAAATTTGTACAAACACGTATTTTAAAAATTAAATTAAACTGATAATTGAGACGCTGGTCTTTCTGCAACGACCAATGTTTCTTTAACGTTATGTGAACGAACCCTTATGGTATCTGCGACTAATACTGAACCAGAAGGTAAGGTTAGTTTCTTAGCTATGTAAACATCGTCGTTGAAATACCCGTTACCCCTTACAATAAGAACATCACCCGTACTCGTTTCCTGTATACTTACGACCGTACCGACCGATAACGTACTGGTAGGCGCAGTATTTGCGATCCCGTTACGTGCGTTTGTCGATGTATCTGACGTGATTAAATTACTCGTCGTTAGTGTTCCTATAGACGGGTTGTATTTTAGTGTCGTCATATCCTTCTCTAAAGCCTGTGAAGATGCATCATCAGTTGATACGAAAACTAAACCATGTTCGGCATTTTGTGACGTTTCAGTAGTAACTGGAACGGTCGATGCTGATACGGGAGACCACTCGACTCCCGTTGATGTACTTTTAAGAAACTTGCCATTATCTCCAGCTAATTTTACTAATACCGGTGTTGTATCATTGTTTGCGTAGAGTATATCACCTGCGGTATACCCTGTCTGACCGGTACCACCTAAAGCTGATCCAACTGCGCTAGATAATTCACCTGGATCAAGACTTGATAATCCCGAACCATCACCAGAAAATTTAGTGGCCGTTACCGTACCGGTATCTGGTTTATAGTGAAAAGTACTCGCAACTGATTTTAAAATTGTACCGTTCAGGTATGGTATCGCACGGGCAGTATTATCACTACTAGGATTACTTTCATTTGTAACTGTAACTTTCGCAGCCGTTCCGGTTAATGCACCATCAAATGTAGTGGCCGATACCGTATTGGTACTCGGTTGATAGTGAAAAGTACCAGCTTTAGAATCTAAAACTGTACTGTTCACGTATGGTATAGCGAGTGTACTAGCATTAGTATCACTATTATCATTATTAACTGTAACTTTTGTGGCCGTTCCGGAAAATATAGCGGCCGATACCGTATCGGTACTCGGTTGATAGTGAAAAGTACCAGCTTTAGAATCTAAATCTGTACCGTTCACGTATGGTATAGCGAGTGTACTAGCATTAGTATCACTATTATCATTAGTAACTGTAACTTTTGTGGCGGTTCCCGTGAACGTCGTTGATGTTATGTTACTATGAGTACCACCAATTGTACCTATAGTTAGAGTCCCCGCGTGTGTTCCACCGGGTGTCCAATTTAAACGATCGCTTGTATCTTTGTTCGCAATTTCACCAATTCCATATAATACGGGTCGAGCGTCTCCGGATGTGTCAGAATTACCTATCGCAATTTTACTGGATTTACCGGTCCAGAGTATGTTCGTTAGTGTATTACTCGTACCACCGCTTGATGGCCCTAATCTAAGACTTTTACTAGACGGTGTCCATGCTAAGTTATTGTTATGATCTTTCAAAATACTATTCCCATCTACAAATGCTAAACTTCTCGCAATACTGCCATTATCGGTACCAACAGTGACCGTTGCTGATTTACCGCTATATTCAGTTTCGGTTAATGTACCAGTCCCTAACGTAACTTTAGTAACGTTTATGTTTTTGGTAGAGTCACGAACAACTATATAATTGGCAGTATCTGTTGTCGACGCATTTAAATTTATGGTTTC